TTGTGGGATTACGTTATTAGTAGGCAGGAGTTGCCCATATAGGCGCTATTATAGCACGAAACACTATTTCTGTTCAACAACATTATGCGTTTATCCTAGCAGTTGCTATCTCAAAGTAATCTTTATCTAACTCTATGCCTACAAAATTCCTGTTAAGGTTCTTACAGGCTACTCCTGTAGTTCCTGACCCCATAGTAAAGTCTAATACTGTTTCGTTTTCTTTGGTGTACGTTTTTACAAGATATTCCATAAGTTGAATTGGTTTCTGAGTAGGATGAACTCTGTTTCTTTGATTAGCGTTTGATATAGTTAAAATACTCTTAGGCAAAAATGAGTCATAAATTCTTTCCTTACCATCATGTTTTTGTAATGGAGAGCTTTCACTTTTTGACTGAAATGAATTTTTCTTAATTTTATCTCTAGGAGTTGTAATAGGATAATAGTTAGGGCTTGACTTAGCAAATACTATACAATGCTCGTGATTAGTCATTGGTCTATATTTTGCTATTTGAAAACCACTTGGCTTTACTTTATCCCATATCCATTCATATTTAAACATTTTAGGATTAGACATAACTAAAGCTGAAGTAAATGGTTGGCTTCCAAACAATACTATTGCACCATTGTCTTTAATAACTCTTTTTAATTCATTCCACATAGGCTCAAAAGGAATAACACTATCCCATTTACAAGCTGTAGTTCCATAAGGTGGGTCTGTAATGATGGCATCTATACTAGCGTCAGGTATAGTTTTCATCACATCTAAACAATCACCATGTATTAGATTAAGCATTTATCCTTCTTCCTGCCATAGTAAGTAAGTTGTCATAAGCCATATCCATGTTCCATTCGTAAGCTAGTGGCTTTTTAGCGTCTAGGTATCTAGCGTATATAGCGTCTTGTTGTTCTTTAGGTAAGCTATGTATGATAGCGTCTATGGTGCGAAGATTAGACATGTCTTGCGCAGAACACATCTCCGAGAACGACTCACTTGTAGACTCGCCACCTGAAGACATACCTATGCTTTTAGATGGATAACCGAGCTTGTGATTATCCGACTTCATCCACAAAGCCCAGTCATCCAAAATAGATAGTAAACGCTCCATACTAATCATATTGTGTTAGCTTATAAGCTACGCTTTGCCCAAATGTTTGTTGTGTAGTCTTATGCTGTAAGTTATGTTTAGCATCAGCTCCATTATGAATTGTAATGCTTTTTATCTGTGCATCTGTAAAGTTTGCTGTGTGTCCAAATATAGCTTGTAGTGGATGTGGTTGCGGAACGTAATAGTGCATAAGCCTATTGTCGCTGTCTTTGTATGCGTATAACAATCCTTCCATCTTCATAGCTACAAGCAAGTTTTTAATAGTGTGATAGTTAACGTCTACATGTTCAGCTATTGCTTTTATAGTTTTAGGCTCTGTAAGATACTCTAATATTTTATCTTTGTTACTCATGACACATCCTTAATTTTACAATGCCATTTTTTCTTATCGTCCTGGTGCCAACCATGCACATGAATAGCCCATCCTGCATCACGAACTGGACCTACGTTTTCATGGTCACCTATCTTTTTTACTCTAGCTGACATATTTGTTGCTGTAGTTGTTTGCACAGCTAATGTTTCTTTTCCCTTTAAAGCTAGTATGTCTATAAAGCCAAATAAATCTTGACGTATCCTAGCATAACTATTCCAATGCTCTGTAATCCAACATGTGTATCCTTCTTCTCGTAATTTTTTAAGACTTAATTGCGTTGGGCTAGTTGCCATCAAATTGACTTTCGTTAGGTTTAGATATTCCGTCTATAAATCTTTTCTCTATGTCACCAGTAGACTTATTAAGTTCGTATTCATAAGTGTGTGGTGATACGTCATCACTATTCTTTTTCTTTTTAAATATCTTGTCCCAGTTATCTTGTGCTTCTTTTTCAGAAATTAACAATGGTCTTCTTCCAGAACCTTTACCCATTTATTTTACCTCCAAATGTCCGTTTTCAAATAACCAACCTATAGTACGTCTATGAGCATCTTCCCATAATGCTATACGTTCTTCCCTAGATAACTCATTACTACTATCCATCATAACATGGTGCTTATGGCAGCAATAGCAGATGCGATAATCTTTTGCCTTAATTCCAGTGCCTTTTCCGTCACGCAATTGATTACTATGACAGGCTACCACAGTTCCGTCATTACTACCACATAATACACATGGTGCATCTTTAGCTAGTTTAAGTAGTTTAGGGTTGCGATAGTTCATATAAACATTACTTGTTGTGTTTGTATATTTCCACCGGCATCATATTTTTGACTATCACCTTTTGGATAAGGTTCTATATTATACTTTAACAGTTTTCTCATAATTTTTTTGTCTGTTTTACTTCCATGAAAAAATATGTATCTATGCTTTCTACTTCTTTCTGTGTAATAAAAATCATCCCCATATTTTTCTTTAATGCTTTCTAACGTCATACCATCTGATATAGTTTTTGAATGTTTATGTTCCATACCTTTGATAGTCCAATCAACTCTATTTGCAGATAAACCAGTATATAAAAAATTAGTAGCTTGATAAACATATCCTACATGACCTTGTGATGTATCAGCATAACTTACTACAATAGTTGGCTTAGGCAATAACTTTATAGAATTAGAAACCAAAAAACTTGACTCGTTTTTATTGTTTTCCATTAAACAAAGTCTATTCAGCTCTAAAACTTTATCTGAATATTCTTTACCACATATACCCATACATAATGCAGGGCTTGCTGGTATTCCATAAGTAACGACTCCCTTTAAAGCTCCATCAACATATAAACCAAATGCGTGCATAATTTGTGGTATGCGTTTTGCATAATGTTTTTCAAGTAACCATTGGTAAGTTTCTTTAGGCTGTATTTGAATTACTTGCACTAAAAGTCCCAACCCCAACCCATAGTCTGACCCCATACCTCTATCTGTTGTTGGTATTCTGTCATTTCACTTGTGGTTAGTTTAGTTGTTGACTTTATAAGTTCTACAGGCATGCCTGCTATTTCAGTTTGGTATCTCAAAAATTTAAAGCCACAAAGTTCATGAATACGGTCTTTCTCAATACCTAAATGATTACTTAAACTTGTGTATAATTCCCATAACCTTTCGTTCTGTTCAAGACTACGATTAAGCTTAGCGTCTGTTACTGTTACACGCCAGCGTTTAGTAAAGTCAAGTGTTTTTAACTTCTCCACTAGCATTGGCAAGTTGTCTTTGGTTAGCGACCACTTTATCATCTCTCCATCCTTTCGTTTTAAATACTTGTCCGTCTTTAGAAGTTGCTTTGTATTGAATGTCATCTCCGAATAACTTTTTACAACACTTAATAAATTCATTTATGGTCATGGACTCTCCTTATATCGCAAACCTTTATTATCAAAATAAAATCCCCAACTACCTTCAACAGGATAATTCCGTTGCTTTTGTAAGTATACTACACAATCAGGAACACCTTTTAATTCTTCAGCAGTTTTATCACCATTCTCAATATCACGTTCCTTTTTCTTACATCTGTAAACACATAGGATGTTGTCTGTGAGGTTACGAATATGACTGCTTCCTAAAATATGAGTAGCGTCTGGTGCTATAGTTTCATCTGCCATCTTACGAGTATGAGCTACTAAAAATATATGTATGTTTAAATCACGACATGATGTTGCAAGTCTATCAATAAACAATTTTTGCTTCTCGTAATTATCTTCAGATATATCACTCATCTTCATCAGGCTGTCTATAACAAATACCTCTACACCTAAAACATGTTTGCCATAGTAAAGCGTAGCTATCATATCTTCTGTAGTGGTGCTTCCTGTTTGGTCATATATCCACAACTTGTCTGCTGCACGACCACAAAATTTTCTAATGTAATCCTCTGTAGGGTCTGTAGACTTTAACGATTGCTGCACCATGCGGGAAAGAGTGAGTACTGCCCTCATTTCTAAGCTTGCGATTAAACATTTAGTTTGCTGACCCATAAGAGCTAATACAACTTGAGAAAGCCATAACGATTTGCCATGTGAACTAACACCGGTTACAACTGTCAATTCAGATGGTCTCACTCTAAAATCTTGTTCACTCTTAACAAACCCTAAAGACTTACCAGATGATATTTCTTCTGAAAAGTATTTAACAACGTCATCTGCAAAAACAGAAGTGTCTTTTACTAAGAACTCACTAGAACCATATTCATTATTAAAATATTGAGTAATGGTTTCTTTACTAACTGTTAATCTATCTAACGCTTCACCAATTTTCATTTAGCATTATCCCATGCGTTACGCAGTTTAGGAGCTTCACCATCATTCCATCTTTCCTGGTTAAGTAAAGTAAGTGGAGCTGGTGAGAACCCATCTTTCCATGATTGAGTATTTTTCATACGTTTTACATACCCTATCACTTCATCTGCTATGGAATCAATACCCTTACTTGCCCATCTTTCCATACATGTTTTCTTATTGACTTTACGAACATTAGGATAGCTTTCCCAAAATTCTTCAAACCTATGAGTCGTTTTAACGACATATATCTTCTCTTTATCTTCTCTTCTCTTATTCTTCTCTATCGTAACAGGCGTATAGTTTTCGACTAGCAATCCTCTAGTAAATAGTTCTTTTACTAATTTATCAACAAAATCAATAGGATAATGAAGTCTGAAAGCTATTTCAAACACTTCTGGTAACACTCCATCACTTTCAGAACCAAGACACCACAACTCTACTAAAACAGCTTTTTGTTCAAAAGACAGC